TCCTTTTTCATCATTAACTGCTATTGCTTTAATTATCTCTTGTGATGAACCTTTATCTGCGTTTGTTAATGTAACTGTTCCTGAAGTTCCACCACCACTTAATCCACTTCCTGCTGTTACTCCAGTTATGTCTCCACCTGGAGTTGATGTTATATACCCTTGATTTTTTACCCAAGCAGTTGAAGCTGCTGAGGTTGAATCATTTGCAGTTGCTATCGTTCCCACTACAGGAACTGAACTGAATGTTTTTGCACCAGCAAGAGTTTGTGTACCTGTTGTTCTTATAACTGAGCTATCTACAGCAATGTCATTTGCATTTGCAGTAATTCCTGAACCACCAATAACATTTAATGTAACTGCTCCACTTGAGCCACCACCTGTCATACCAGTTCCAGCTATTACTGATGTAATATCTCCTTGTGGTATTGAAGGGAATGTCACTAAGTTACCTGCACCATCTATATACTGATTCTCTTTACCAGCCATGGTAATAGAAAGAGTTCCGACTCCTGTTACAGGAGATCCTGAAACAGTAAATGCATTTCCACCATGAGTTTGACTAACACTTGTTGCTCCTGAAGTAGTAACATATCCTGCTCCATTAGTAAGTTCATTATTGTTAGTTATATAATTCGCATTAGTAGCTCCAGTAAAACCTAAGTTCGCTAAAGTTAATACACGATTTGTATAAGCTGTAATAACACCCTCTGTTAACGCAATGGTTGACAATACGTTAGCCCCAGCAAAATTTAGGTCGGTTGACGTACCAATAGTGGTATTCCCACTACTGGTAACGTAACCTGCCCCATTTGTTATTTGGTTATTATTTGTAGGGATGGTAGTGCTATTAAAAGCATTCGATCCTAAAGCTTTGCCATCTACCGATACTCCACCCTCTACAGATATTCCTTTTAAAAACTCAATAGCTTCTGCCATAATTTATGATACTCTTTGTAACGTATAAGCAAGAGCTTCAGCACCAACATCTTTAGCAACACTGAATGTTACATTATTAACATCTGGTCTTGATACACTTACAAAGACATCGTTATATTCTCCCTTGTTGTTATACACATTTAATACTACATTTCGTGTTCCCCAGTTATGCTCAATAGTCCAAGACTTAGCATCTCCCACAACACCTGTTTTGTTGTTGGCAGTTGAGTTACATGAATCTACTTCTGCACAGAAATCTTTTACCTGAGTAGCTGCAATACTAATGTCTTGAGCAGTTGCTGCTGTAACTCTTCCTTTAGCATCTGTTGAGATTTTTAAAGACTTAGCTGCTGAACCTAAATTTGTAACTGCTGTACCTACTCCTGGTAAACTTACTGCTCCAGCTGAAACAGATAATCCACCTGCTGTTGGGAAGTTTGCAATACCTTGAATAGTTGCAGATGCAACATCAATGTTCTTGTTAATCTCTGTCCAATCTGCTGCTGTCTGTGGATTGTTTATGTTAGCAATAACTAAATCACCAACCTCTAATGTTGGATTCCAAAATCCTTCTGGATCTCCTGAACCTGCTACTGTTACTGCATAAGTAAATCCTTTAAGAACTGCTGCTCCTGTTGGTGCTGCACTTGTTGCATCGTATCCTCCTTGGAAAATTAATGCTCCTGAACCTGCAAAAGTTGTATCTACATAATTTTTTGTAGCTGCTTCTTGTGCTGCTGTAGGATCTACAAGCCCTGATATTTTATTAGTTCCCATCGGAAGCGTTGCTGTTGGAGCACCGAACATTGATAGAGAAATTTTACCAGGAAGTACTTTACCATTTGCACCTGCTTTAGAATCACAAATTATAATAGAATCTTCACCTGAAAAATCTCCAGCTTGAGTATCTATTTCACATAAGTCAAGATTAACAGTAATTGTATCATCAGCTGATACTACTGTGTCAATTCCTTTAGAACCTAATACACTTAGTGTATCACCATTTTCAACTGCTTGAGCAGTTCCAGTGTCACCTGCTAATTTGAAAGCAGACATTGTTCCTGGTGCAGCTCCAGCCACTATACTTGTAATGTGACCAGTAGCATTTGTAACTACTGAACTTGGATAAGCATATGTTCCTGCTGTACCAAAAGCATCGTGAGTTATTGTAACTGTATCTGTAGCACTTGCTGCTGTACTAATTGGAGCAGTACCTAATATTTTTAATTCGTCACCATTGCTAATCTTTTGCGTAGTTCCAGAGTCTGCTGAAACATCAAAGCTTGTCATAGTACCTGCTGTACCATTGTCTGCTGCTGTAATTCTACCTTGAGCATCAACTGTAATGTTAGCACTTGTATAATCACCTGCTGTTACTCCAGTAGTTGAAAGATCCATTTTAACAATCAAAGCAGTTGAAGTATCAATTACTATTGATCCTGAACTTGTGATGTCAACTGACTCTCCTGATCCAACATCAAATGGATTTGTACCATCTGTTATTTTAAATCCTGCAAATCCTGCTGCAATAGTTGCCCAAGAATTATCACCTCTTAAATAAGTTGTTGCACTTGGAGTTCCTGATGCACTTAATCCAAAGTTTAAATCACCTGATGAAGTTATAGATGCTGCACCTGTTGCTGCAATAAATGTTGTGTCTGAAGAAGTAACCTCTGTTACACTTCCTGCGTTATTGCTGAAAGGTAATGCTGATACTAAAGCTTTTTTGATAGCACTATCAGTTGCATCAGAAAACCAGATTGTATCTGCTGCTACTGGATCAGCAGCTACTGCTGCTAAAATTGCATTGTCTGCACCTGCGTAGTCTACGTTTACTGTTACGTTTCCTGTACCTCCACTAATAGCGATACCTGTACCAGCTACTATTGATGACACTGCACCGTTACCATCTAACTCTACCCAAGCTCCTGCTATACCATCATAGTACTTAATAGTACCTGCTGATGAATCATAAACGATTTGTCCTGCTCCCAGGAATGAAGCAGGTGTACCTGCTGAACTTTGCAATAAGACATTGGTTATCTCTAACCCTGTTAAATCTATTGCATCTAAAAACTGAATTGCCATAATTGATTTTTTTTGTTTGTTAAGGTTTTAGTTACAATATGCAGCACCAGAAAAGGCAGCAGCAAAAGTCACTGTTAATTTATTTTTGTCTATATAATCTACTTTACCATATACTATTTCATTCAACGAATTCACAACTGAAACAGAAGGGAACTTGTTTAAATCATGTTGGACAGTCCATACTAAAGCTGGTGTTCCTTGTGTAAACACAAAGTTCTTGTCTCCACCTCCTGCACTTACATCCCATGACAGCAAAGATATAAAATATTCGCTATCTCTTTTAAGTGTTCCTTGAGTTGCAACTGGGGTTAAACCTATATTGTAAAACTCTTCAGAACCTGCTTGAACTGCACTATTCCAAGTGTATACACCAAACTGACTAATGTCTTTGGTGTTACTAATAAATACTTGAGTAGATATGATTTTTGTATAGAATGCAGAAATGTCTGTAGCTGCACCCTGAGATAAATATCGTAAACTATATGAACTTAATTTAAAACCTGTAACATCAGCAAAATTAACAGTACTACCTCCAGCTGCAAATGTAAATGTGCCTTTGGCCTGGTCAATTCCTGATCCAAGAACTTGAAACTTATATCTTAATGTCTGTGAATCTACAGCTGAAGTAATGTTAATGAAATTAACTAACTGATCAATTGTAAAATTCTTAGTCGCTTCAGTAACAGCTTGTGTTCCTAAAAGTCTATCTTGACCTAAGACTGCTGCTACTATTGGATATGTTTCAATTCTCATATAATATTATTATTTACCTTCTTCTAAAACTTCCTTCTCTTTAACCTCTCCTGTTTCCATATTGATAACAGAATCTTTACCATACTTATCTGTTAGTCCTGCTTCTAATGCTTGAAACTCTATCTTAATATTTTCTACTCTCAAACACATTCCATGTTTTTGTAGTTCAAGATCTCCCAATGAAGTTTTGATCTTATTGAATTCAGATGTTAAAGTTTGAAGACTTTGTAATTCTTCTGGATTTAAGTTGTCGCTCATTTTAAATGATTTTAGTTATACTGCAAAGATAAGAAAAATTATGGGTATGTTTTTAATTTAAAAAATTCAATGCCTCAAGTAAGTTTCGAGGTACATCATACCCATATGACAATAGTATTCTTGGGGTTTTTCCTTTTGTTTTTACAGTAGAATGCTCATACCTTCCTGCAACACAAATCCAAGGTTCATTCTCTTTTATATATATAGTCTTCTTATCTATTATAGGTTCGCCTCCAGATTCTGGTTTACTAAGTAAAACATTTAATCTTGTAGTATATATGTTCTTATTATCAGAATCATCTGTATGTATTTTACATTTATATCCTGCCTCACTATATAAAATCATAATACCTAAGTCTGCCCAGTTAACAGTATTACTATGAGTAAGTATGTTAAACTTAATAGACATCTCTTCCTCTATTGCTTTCAATGCATTGAAAGGAAAATTATTTTCTAATAATAAATTTTTTTTAGTAGGGGATTGTAATTCGTTTATTCCAAAGACTACACCTCGGTGGCCCTTTGGTTTACTGTTAGGTTGACTTTTAAGAAAGTCTAAGTTGTTTAATACCCAATCTTTTATTTCATCACTATGATGTTTGGATATCATTTTTTAATTTTTTCCCATGACCTGCCTCCAAAATAAGAAGCAATTACAGTAATTAAAACAATTTCTAAAAGTGAAGTCCATTTATCTTCAACTACAAAGTCAATAGATCCTGCATCTATAAAAACTAAAAGCATAGTACATGTGACTAAAAATATAAGAGTCATAGGTCTCACATTCTTGCTGAGCCATGAATCGCTGGTGAGATCTGTTTTCCAGCGTTCAGTTACATTCTTTTGCATTTCAGATTCAGCTTCAAGAAATAATTTTTTAATCATAATCTCAAACTCAGCCTTCTCTTCTTTTGTCTGAATAAATCTATCAGCTATGTCAGCTACTTTACCAGCTATACTAACAGCACCACTACCAAATATTTTAGTCCACCAGCTCATTATCGTTTTGATTTTTTACCCACACACTTCCATCTCTTACGAGATAAGTTGTTTGGAGTATTAGGATCATTTCTTTTTCCTATAGACAATCCCATTTTTATTCCATAGCTTCTTGCACAATAAGCATCGCCTTTAGATGTACCAGGCTTTACTCTTGATCCACCACCTTTAGCTTTTCCTGCCTGACCATAACTCACTCTCTTTCCAGAAGCAGTTACTTTTACTTTTGCTTTACCTTTCCTGGGAGTTGCCATTACTTCTTTTTATGAGTGTAACCTTTTTTCTTTAAGGCAACATGATCTTTCATAGTTTTAGCTACTTTCTTAATACCTGTCTTACTATACATATTATGTATCTTAAATGCTTTTGCCATTAGTAACTTGGTTTTGGTTTTGGTTTCGGCTTTGGTTTTGGCTTAGCCTTAGTTTTCATTTTGCTCATTATTTCTTTTTTATAGTTTTAATTTTTCCGTTTGTAGTTCTTGCATAAGTGTGAGTTTTAGTTTCTCTAATAAAAGTTCCACTATACTTTTTGCCACCATACATCCAACTTACTTTTTTTGCCATGTTATAAATTTTTATACTCTTCTGTCGCATCAAATGATGGACATGCTTTAGCTGAAAAATCCCGATGACCATGTACCACAGCTTCAGGATGTAATTTTTTTAATACTATAAGTAGATGGTATAAAGAACATTTCTGTTCTTCTGTTCGAGTATCACATGGAGTTTTACCATCTAACTCTACACCTCCTATGTAACAAATTCCTATGCTACTTTTATTGTGACCTCTAACATGAGCACCCATCTTACTGACTGGTCTTCCGTATTCTATTAGTCCGTTTAATCCTATTACAAAATGATAACCTATTCCTGACCAGCCTCTCTTCTTATGCCAATCATCAATAGTAGCAGCTGATATTTCTTGCCCTTCTCTTGTGGCAGAACAATGAACTATAAGTTTACTTATCTTTCTCATTTTTTTTATAACCTCTGCTGAATTTCCAAACTGTAAATGCTATGGCTAAGGTTAGTGATATAAACTGTAATATGTCGTTTGCTTGAGTGAGAGTTAAGCCCAACGCACTTGCGTTAGCTACTGCAACTTCTACTGTATCTTTCAATTCCTTAGTCATTTTTTATTGTATAAGATGAGGTCTGAACCCATTCGGTTCTGCCATCCCATGTATTATTTTCTGTCCATTCCATTCTTTAAGATATATAAATGTGTTAGTAATTTTTTACCAAAGAGCAATAATATTTTCTGCTGTTGTTCTGGTTTCAATTACCTGAATAACCTGGGTAGGCATAAATGTTCCAACTGGAACTGATACAAATAATGTAGGAGATAAATGTCCTACTGCTCCTTGTGAAGCATAGTTAGTGTCTTGAGCCATTACAGCTATAATATCTCCACCTGATCCTGAGTATAAAACACATGGTTGAGATGCAACTGAGTTAAATATATTAAATACATTTCCAGCTCCACCAACACCACCACCACTTAAGGTCATGACTGTATCGCTGTCAACTGATAATACATAGTATGCTATATTAGCTCCTAAGTTATATACAATAGCACCTTGTAGAATACCCATTGTTAATAGGCCTCCAGCTGCAACTGTTACTTCATTTGCTTTAGTGAAGTCTCCAGTCTCTTGTATTAAGATTAAACTATCTGGATTTGGAATCATGACATCGTTAGAAGGAATAACTTTTAACGATTGACTAACTTGTAATTTTTGGTATGACATCTTTTTTTTTATTTATTATCGTAAGGGAATGCTCTATTTAAAGCATCCTTTCTTTTGTTGCAACCACAACCTGATCCTGTTGCTTTAGCTACAGTTTCAACTACTTTTTTAATTCCTGTTGCAGTTGTAATTTTTTCAATAGTATCACCCAAACCTCTTGATCGTGTTCGTTTCATTATTTACAAGTGCAAAGTTTATTAGGGCAGTTGGCCACTTTAAATAATAATTTAGCTACAGACAAGTTCCATGCACATTGAAATTTGCACCATACTGCTTGCATCCACATTCCTATTTTTATTAATAGCTTTCCCATTTTATTTACTTTTACATCCAAAATTATTAGCATAGTTAGCCTGCTTTACTATTGTATCAGAATACTTTTTTGTATTCTTCATAACAGCAGAAGCTGCACTACATGCACTCTTGAATCCGTTATTCATAGCCCACTTGGTAAACTTACCTTCGTTAGCTTTTTTGACTTCAGGAAACTTTTTCTTAGTCCTGCCAGCCATTATTTTTTAATTCGAGCAGTCATCTTCTTACCAACATTGTTGATACACTCATAAGACATATTGTGATCTCCACCATATGCATGACCGTACTCTTTTGATGACATAGCTTTAGATTCGTTTCTACGAGACTTCATAGATTGAGACTTCTTCCCATTCTTTGCAGCTAATGACTCATCGAGTCTTGAATTGTAACCTTGATTTTTCATTTGATATATTTATTTATTTTACAAAGATAATAATTATTTATTACTATCCCCAAGTCTGATCCCATCTTCGGAGTGACTTCCTCTTTGTTGCATTTGCTCTACTTGCTTTTCTACGAGCATTCCCTTTAGCGTATCTACTTTCAGCTGATTTAGTTCTGTTAGCATTTCTAACAGTTCTCTTTAGCATCTTATCACCAGCTTTCGTTTTGTCAGCTTTAGTATCAGATGCATTGTCTTTAGTTCTTTCAGCTAATCGGTCTGTTCTACCCTTTAGATTCTTTTCAATCTTTTCTTTAGAACTCTTTCTATCTAATGCTAACTTATCAAGTACAGCTTTAGATTTTTCTTTTCTACCCTTTTGGGCTGCATCAACTCTTTTTTGATATGCAGTTTTATCTTCACCCTTGGCTTGAACAACTTTGCTTTTTATTTTAGCAAGCTTCTTTGTGCTTTTAGCTTTAGCCTTAGTAACTTTCTTATCGTTTCTTTCAGCCTTGCGTTCTAATTTCTTTGTTGCTCTGCCTATAGCCTTCTGTCCTTTGCTCTCAAGCTTCGCATCTTTCTCAGCTTTCTTGACATCAAGCTTAGCTTTTTTAGCTTTCATCTTCTTAACACCCTTTGTAGTAGAAGCTAAGTTCTTTGCTTTTTTTTCGTTAAGTCTTTTGGTTGCGTTAGCCTGCTTCTTATCTCTTCTCTTCTTAAGCTTAGCTAAACTTCTTGCGATTTTTTCATCTCTAATAGGATCTAAGCTGGTTGGAGTTCTACGTCTAACTGCTTTTGTTGTTCCTCTTGGATTATTCTTGTCTGCCATAACTTTATTTTACTTTAGGTGAAGTTGCCAAAGGCATTGATTCTCTATACTCCTTAGGAGTTATAATTCCTTTCTTTAATTTGTCGTTTAAAGATTTAACTTTTTTAATCTTTGCACCTTTATTTGGATTTGGCATAACTTTATTTTTATTAGTTTTGTGATTACAAAGATACAAATTTAATTTAATGCCAAATATAGTTCGGAAAAATTACGATAGAGTTCAACCCTCACATGATTACATGAAGTACTGGAGGGTGATAAGGTACTGGGCTAAAGCCAAGTACAAAGTCGGAACTCCTGATATAGATATGTTGTTTTTTCTATATGGAGAGCAGATATTTAACAAAACAAAATTCAAAGAATTCGAGGAATGTATGTCCTGGGATGAGCCAAGATTTCATAGACTCTTGAAAGAAGGATGGATAACTATCTGGAGAAAAAGAGAGGGTAAAGAATCTACTCTATATGAGCTATCATATAAAGGAAAGCGTTTGATCAACACATTATATAAGAAACTTAATGGAGAAGAAATAGGAGAAGGCCCTAAGGCCAACCCTTTATTTAGACATGATGCTTCCTATATGGATAAGGTTTATCGTAATATGATTATAGAAATGAATCAGTTTACAAGACAACAACGACATCTCTCTCAGTAATCACAGTATAAGGATTGTCTTCGATTAACATTTCATGTCCAGCAGATTTATCATAATAGATAACATCATCTTTTTTTATATCAGAAACATTTGTTCCTTGCTCAATCACAATACCTTTACGATATCTAAAACCATCTGCATCTTGTGCAGACAGAAGAAGTCCAGACTCTGTCTTTAGTTCTTCTTTAATAGTTTTGATTACAATATATTTTCCTATTGGCTTCATGCTCGTTTATGTGTTATGATTGCGTTAGTAGTTAGTATAGTTGTTGCAACACTAATTGCATTAAGCAAAGCTTCTTTCGTTACTTTGGCTGGATCAACAATACCCATCTCAAACATATCTCCGTATTGTTTACCTACCACATCATAGCCTCTGTTATTTTCTGGTACTTCAGGAGCATCATCTAATGTTCCTAACATAGCATCAGTATATATCTCTGACATAACTTCCTTTTCATCAAGCCCAGCATTAGCAAGGATTTGTTTTAGTGGAGCTTTCAAAGCTTCTCTCATAATCATTTCTGCTGCCTGGTCTTCATCTATCTTTTCAGATACTGCATCTTCACAGTTACAACCGAAGTGTCTTGAGAAATCATATAACAATAATCCTCCACCAGGAACAACTCCTTCTTGTAGAGCTGAACGTACTGCACAGACAGAGTCATCGACTCTGTCAAATTTTTCTTTTTGTTCTATATCAGATGTAGCCCCAACATATATACAACCTATCCCTCCAACTAAAGAAGCAATCCTTTCATTGATAAAGTCCTTCTCATGTTTTGCTGTAAGTCTTTCTTGTTGATCTCGTAGCTCTGCTACTCTTGAAGATGTCTCATCACTAATATCTCCTTGCTTTATAATAACAGTAGATGACTTGCCTACTATAATCTTATCAGCATAACCCAAGTCTGCCATAGTTATAATAGATAAATCATCTCCAGTCTTTTCTGAAAAGTATTTAGCTCCAGTAGCAAATGCAATATCCTGCATTAACTCATGAGTCTTATATCCAAATGAAGGAGGCATGATGTTACAAAACTTTAATCCATTACGTTGAACATTTGCTGCTAATGTATTTATAACATTGCCAGCACAAGTTCCGATAATTAAAAGTTTATCTCCTGCATTAATAATTGGTTTAAGTATATTCTCTATTTGAAGTATGTTATGAATCTCAGTGTCGCAGATTAAAACCTTAACACCTTCCATAATACATTCATCTTTTCTTTGATCATTAATAAACATAGGAGAAGTATAACCTCTATCTATTCTTATTCCATTAGTAACCTCTGAATATGTCTTGTCAGTTTGAGATCTCTCAACTGTTACTATCCCATCCTTACCAACTTGTTGATATGCTTCAGAGATAATATCTCCTAACTCATAATCATTGTTAGCTGATATAGCTGCAATGTCTTTTAACATATCATCAGTAACCTCTAATGATCTATTCCTAATGTTCTCTATAATAACATCAGAGTCCTCTCTTATGTATCTAACAATGTCAGTTACATTATGATAAGGCTTGATCCATTTCATTCCTGCCTGGACAATAGCTTCAGTCAATACAATAGCTGTAGTAGTTCCATCTCCAGCAACATTAGCAGTCTTCTCAGAAGCTTGCTTCATCATACGAACTGCAAGGTTCTCAATAGGATCATCAAGGTGTACTGACTTAGCGACAGTAACTCCATCCTTTGTAATAGTTAACCCCTGTAAATGTTCTGTTGATTCTATTAAAACAGTTTGACCTCTTGGCCCTAACGTACTCTTAACTGCTTTGGAGATTTTAGTAATCCCACTTATCAATTTGTTCCTTGCCTCATCATCAAAGCTGAGGTCTTTAGGAATGTATCCTTGTTCCATTATAGTAGATTTAATTTTTACAAAGATACAAAAATATAACTTATAAGAGTGATGTTAGTATGTTAATGTTTTTTTGGTTTAGACTACTATAGACTAACTATATATATATTTAATTTTCTTTTCTTAAATTTAGAAAAAGATTAACACTTCAACATAAATAAATAGAAAGAGATAAGAATCAGTAAGTTAGAAGAGATAAGTATAACACAGAGTTCAACACAGTTGTGTCGGCTTATAACATAGATCAAAAAAAAAGAGTCAAACCTAAGCTCAACTCTTTCTACAAAACAACAATTGGAAATCTTAAAAGCCGAAGCCGAACTTCGCTTTCATATCTTTTCGCATCTCAGCACGCTCTATACCATCAGCGATGGAATCTATTTTATATTGTTTTTTCATCTCTTGTCTTAGACGAGATGCCTGTGCGATTCCTGTTTCACCATCAGGTCTATCATTAATTAACCTACCATCTTTTACATAAAGACCGTTAACGTAATCCGAGGTTGTACTTTTCTTTTTAGCCATGATATATATTTTTATTTTTAACTGCTGTTTATTTGACAAAGATAATAAAATTTTTTTAGATGTATAGGGGTTGAGCATTCCCCCCCAGAATACGTTCCATACTGCGTTTACCAAACGAGAAAAAAATCGAACCCCCCCTTATCGATTTTGAAAATCCCAGAGCAGACCTTTCGTCTTTTTCTGACCTGCCAGTCACACCCCCCCAGCCCCAGCACCAGCACCACAACCTCTCATCCGTTCCACGTTACGCTGTAGCTCCAGCATACCACGATATAAGCACCAGATTCCACACCTTTCCCCCAGATAAGTGTGTATTGTGCTGTACTGGAGAGCATATAACTCTAATATAGAGAGAGAGAAGTCTCTCTTAATACCCCATCGAACCCCAGAATACATAAACAAAACAATAAGTTTTACCCCAGATAAACCCTTGATGCACACCAGAAGTGAACATGATTTGATACTGGAACAATAGATTAAGTGAGAATCATAGTAGATATATAGATTAATTAAACTATATTTGCACATATAATAAACAAGTATTAATCTAATCCTAATAAATCATGAGTAAATTTACAGCTATCAAGTCTAAAAATCAGCCACTGGTAACTAAGGCAGTTAACTGGTTGGTAAAGCACAACGCATTCAATAACACCAGAGACTTAGTCTATGACAACTTAGATGAGAACGTATGTGAATACGATTCTAAGGAGTTGAGACAAATCGACAGAAAGTGTGAGCATTCATTTAACAAGTACTCAGAGTACTGCGAAGAGCTACCAAAATACGAAATCAAGAACATCGAGAAATCAGAATTATACTAATCTAATAAACCAAAAACACCATGCATATTTCCAATCAAATTTTAGCACAACAAAAGAGACAAGAATTAGTAATGAGATTAGATATTCTCATGCCTATGAACTGGATGTTAGAAATCTCTAAGCAAGAGAATAAGCCAGTAAGAGACATGCTCAAACAAGTAGTAGAAACCAATCAAGAATGGGTAGAGGAAGTAACAAAATACGGAATGAATAGACTCAGTAAGCACAGGTTAACGGATGTAGTGCATGACTTCATAGGTATATATGAAAGTGCAAACAACCCAGATGATGATGCTGTTGTGCCGAGAATATCGTAGAAACCCCTCTCCAGAGAAAGCCTTGCATAGAAATATGCGAGGATTTCGTGGTACAGGACTATTCCTAAACTAAAATTAAAGACATGAACGCAAAGATTTTAAACCAAGTACAGATGTTAAAGCACGATTTCAGAAATGAGTTAATTCAGAGAGAGATGAATTGTATCAGAATCAAAGACACATTAACTCCAGAAGATGAAGAGAAAATCTCATATGAAATGGGAGGTATCTACTATCCAAAACTTAGATTAATCATGGCACAAACTACAATGAAAGAGGAGTTAGTAAGCGTGCTTGGACATGTGATATTTGAAGACATGAAAGTATCTGACTGGATAATGTTTAAAGACTGCATGGAGGGAAGCAGATAGTCTGATGATGGATTTAATATCCGAAACTGCCAGCTGGCAGTCACTATCAATAATGATACAAACTAATTCAAATAAGATGAGTAAAGAAAGAATTTTTTGGGCAAGACAATGTGGTATAACTGGAGAGGGTATGAACGAAGGTTACCTGTACAACGACCACGAGTATATTGCAAATGACAAGGACTTAATTGACACCTTGAGAGGTCAAGATTTTACAGCAGAGGATGAAGATGGAAACCAGCTGTACCCAAGCAAGATGACTGATGAAGAATTAATGGAATGGGCTTACAACGATGAGATTTATTACTGGACAGACTGGGTAGAGGATGAAGATATCCAGTACGAAGAGATAGATGGTAAACTGGTAGACATCCAAGAGTATACAGAAGAAGAGCAAGCAATAATAACTAATACAAACAACTAAGATGAGTTTAAAAACAATTTTCACTTACTACATGCGATATGCATTTGTAGTTCTGGCTGTATCATTTTTACTACAATCATGTAGTTCATATAAATTCTCAACGCTACAATTAATGGAGAGAGAACGAATTGACTACGAGTTGCAAAAGACCTACAATGAGTACCAGCATAAGACAGATAGTCTTTACATCCTTTTCAATCATGTAGGAAGGAAACCAGTAAAATAGATACGACAACGTACCCAGAAGGATACGATAACGTACCCATGCCTCACTAAGAAATTAGTGGGGATTTCGTGGTAGAGGGATGTTCCTCAAAACCTAAATAAATAGATCTATGGATTTAACTGCAAAGAACCTTATTGAAGACATCAATAAGTACAAAGAACTGGTAGAGAACCTTACCAAAGAAAAGAACGACATAGAAGAGAAGTTCTATGGCTACAAAAATGTACAGACTTACAGACTATGTGTTATTCTGGACAATAAGTCTAACTTTGACAATCCTTTAACGGAATTCATGTCACTGGTAGACAGCGAGCAATTTGAGTATGAAGATATCAAGTGTATTGACTGGAATGAAATATTCAAAAGGTATTCAGACCAGATAGAAAATAGCTTTAACGAACTTCCATTTTAGATATGAAAAACTCAACAAAGGTATTTTTAAAACTCATGGCATACACATATTGTTTGGTTGTGCTGTTATCATTAATCTCTTGCAGTAGTACAAGACAATGCAAGAAACTACCGACCTATGGTTGGTACAAATAAATAAATAGATATGAATTACGACAATTGGAAATTAGCCTCTCCAGATTACTCAGAGGAAGTTAGTACTTGCTGTGGAGCTGGATACGAAGAGTTTGAAGAGAACGAAGAGGTAGAAGGATGCTACATCTGTGATGAGTGCAAAGATGAGTGCGAAATCATTGATGAAGATGAGTATAATGTCAACAGGCATGAGTCTTATTTAGAAGACTTAGCTGATGAGAAAAGACAAGGACTATGAAAGATAGAATAAACAAAATCGACAAGAAGTACGACAACTACAAGGAGGATACTGACTGGGAAAGAATCCAGAAGAACCCATCTAAGTTCCTACTGGAGGCATTAGTATTTGGACTGGGAGCATCTGTTTTCCTTCTTATAGTGTCTTACCTCCTGTGGATATTACTCAAATTAATTTACGGAGTATAATTTGGATTTAAGCTAAGTATTTAATACTTTTGTGAACATAAAATAACTATTAATTAAATTAAATTAAACAACATGGATGAAGTAGAATTACAAAATCTCAAACGCTACATAGCTGAAGAGATGTGCCATCACAAGTATGATGAGCAAGCAGTAGAGTACAACGCAACAACAGGAGCATTTGATTTCACACCACACTCAGAACACTTTATTGAATTAGAAATAAATAGTCTGGATGTAATCTTTGAATCATATGGTTGTGTACCTAAATTAAGTTTAACCGAAAAACTATGGAAATGGCTAAAAATTCAGTAACAATACAACAGAGAAGTGTGTATCATAAATACACCGAGATTGAGGTAGAGCTACCAGAGAACATCAAAGAAGAAGATGTTTCAGATTACCTAATGAGTATAGAAGACAGCTGGGTAGATGTCTTAGATAATTTAATTAACCAAACTGAGATTGTGTTTGGTAGTGGGGTTCATGACCACGAAGGAATGAACGAACCAGAAAGCGACAGCGAGTGGAGATTCCAACTTCCCAATGGGTATGGAGGACACTTGTAAATATACTCTGATGATGGATTCAGTATCCGAAACTACCGAAAGGTAGTCAGTATAAATAAAATCAAAAACTATTATGCCAAATCATGTAATGAGTGGAATCCAAATCGGTAACGATATGACCACTAAACAAAGAGACATTCTAAAGTACTGGGAAAGTACATTGAATTCTGAAGAACCAGTAGCTTTATGTAGACACTATCTTCCAGAGATAAACAAGGGAGATGCAGACCATAAATGGTATGAATGGAGACTTCATAACTGGAATACAAAATGGGGATGTTACGACATCGAAATAGACATAAACGAGGGATCTATTAATTTCTCTTCAGCATGGAGCTGTATTGGAATGAACATCATTGAATTATTTAGTAAGGACTTTCCAGACTTCATTTACCATTGGGAAGAAGAAAATGGCTGGGGAGGAGAGATGGAGTATGAAAATGGAGAACAGATTATGCACGATGAATACGATGAACCAAACTTTGATGAAGAAATTGAATACACTTATAAGAAGAAAACATACCATCTATCTAAGTTATTAGATGAGCATCCAAACTACGATGGTGGAATAGGATACTACTGCGACTGGTGGGGTATGGAGTTTTTAGGTACTTCATTAGTTGAAGCTAAAAAATACATCAGAGAAGAGAGTAAAAGCGAATGAGTCCAGATACCAGAGAATTTATAGAAGAGTACAAAAGACTAAAAGAATTCGAAGACAACTACAGGAGTAATGTAATTGAGTTTGATGATTATTTTAAGAATAGTGGAAGGAGAGAGGATAACGACAAGTTTACCTCTCTTATTCCGTTATACAGAAAGCCGATGACAATCAATAATGATATGTCACAATTTAGATTTAAAAAGAAATGAGTGAGAAAATTGATGTACCATCCTATTATATAGGGAAAGTGTATGGCTATGAAGCAAGGAAGGTCATTGAAGACTGGAGCTTGTCATACAATGTAGGAACTGCAACCAGCTATTTATTACGCTGTGGCAAGAAGACAGAAGAAGGAATGAATAACAAGGCAAAGCATATCGAAGATATTGAAAAAGCGATTAATCATCTTAAGTTTGAAATAGACTGGATAAAGAAAAGTTGAACATAATTTGCGTATTAATTGAAAAAGAATTACTTTAGCCATCTACAAATTAAATCAAATCAACCAAATGAAAAAAGACATTTTTGATGCATATGCATCAGCAATAGCAGACCAATTTCATCTATCATTAGACCAGATGTTTACTAAAACTAAACGTAGGGATATTGTAGATGCAAGACAGATGCTATACTACTTATGTATGGAAAGACCAATCAGAATATCATACATACAAAGATTCTTGGAGGAGCATGGGCATACAACAACTCATTCTACAATCATCCATGGATATAAAAAAGCAAAAGAACTTATTGAATCTGACCAAGACTTTCAGGAGGTGGTTAACAAACTTCAGAATGTATAATTTAGAAGACATATATGATCAGTCACTTAATGACATAGTAGCTATGAAAGTTAATATGCCTAATGGTGTTGGTGTTATAAACAATGGAGTAAAGCTCCAGAAGTTTGGCTCAAAAACTGAGATATTAAATTGTGGCAGGAGTGGAGATTACTTTCAGGAATGCAATGAAGAGGAATACAAATTCTTTTATGACTTCGGCTGGAAAGAAGGAGGAATCAGATTATCGATGCACAACTATAAAAGAAAGCTGGATTTGATTGAGAACAAAATCAGAAGTGAAGTCAATACCAGAAAGAACGATAAGCACATACAAAGACTCAAGACAAGCAGAGAGATTTTGCTTAAAAAATATGCAAATAAACAACTAAAATTAAATAAATTAAATCAAATCAATTATGGCAACAGAGAAGAAAAATTATTTTAAGGAACTTGCTTCCATATCTGTAAAGGATAAAATCGAAAAGAAAGGTAAATTCAGTTACCTGTCATGGGCTTCAGCATGGAGCTTAATTAAAACTGCACATCCATCTGCACAAAGAGTTGTATATGAATCAGAGCATACTGGACTAAACTTTTTTACTGATGGTAAAACTGCATATTGTAAAGTAGGTATTACTATTGATGACATGGAGCATATTGATTACCTACCAGTAATGGACTATAGAAACAATTCTATACCTATTGAGAAGGTAACTTCAATGGATGTAAATACAACAATCCAGAGATCTACTGCTAAAGCAATTGCAATGCATGGATTAGGATTAAGTTTATGGATTGGAGAGGACACGATGCAAACGATTAAGCAACCAACACCTCAGCCAGTAAGTAAGTCACCAGTACCTAAAACATCAACACATGTTGAGTTAAATATTGGAGATACTAACTGGGTAAAAGTTTTGAGCTATATTGCTAAGAACAAAGAGTTAGGATTGCCTAAGATTATCAAAAACTTAGAGGTTAAGTATAACATTAAAGCTGTAGTTAAGAAGGAGCTTTCTAAATCTATTAAGTAATGAAAGTGCCTCCCAACTATAACGAAAAATTAGTTTCTGAAATTAAAGAGAAACTAAAAGATGATGACCAATACTATGGTAAGTTTGGTCAGCAGTTCTTATCTAACTCTGACATCATTACTTTACTTAATGATCCTAAAAGCTTTAGAAAACCTAAAGAGATAACAAAGCCTATGCTTATAGGCAGGTATTTTCACACAGCTATATTAGAACCCTTAAAAATAGACAATGATGAATTTATAAGTATCGATGCATCCAGCAGGAATACTAAGAAATATAAAGAAGAGATTCAGGAGCATGGTAGAGAGTTAATGATGCTTACTAAAGAAAAAGAGGAAACAGATAAAGCTATAGCTTCAATGAACAATAATTTAGAGTTCTATGATGCTATCTATTCTGAAGATAATCAATTTGAAGTACCAGCTCTTCAGGAGGTTGCTGGAATGATGTGGAAAGGAAAAGCCGACATAGTTGGTAAAGACTTTCTCATTGATCTAAAAACTACTGGAAACATAAAAGACTTTAAGTATAGTGCAAGGAAATATAATTACGACAGCCAAGCATATTTATACCAGCAGTTTTTTAATAAGCCTATGGTGTTTTATGTAGTTGACAAAACAACTCTGGAGTTAGGTATATACTATCCATCAGAAACATTCCTGCAATACGGAAAAGAAAAAGTAGAGAAAGCAATTGAAGTGTTTAATAAATTTTATAAAGAAGATGCTGAAGAAGATATTCAAAACTATATTATTAAAGAAACCCTTTAATAAAAACAAACGAGTGGTGTGGTTGCAAATTCCAACCGACCTCAACACTCAGGCTGAAAGAGACAATCTCATGGAAGCTACAATGAATCAGTTGGAAAAATTAATCTACAAAACAATTTAATTATGGCAGAAGAAAAAATCTATGTTGGAAACGGAGTTTCCAAGTTCGATGGTAACATGATCTCTTGCAGTGTATGTCTAACAGACTTACCTCAAGAACACATGTTCGAGTACAACGGAAAGAAGTACATTAAACTTAATGTATCTTCTAAGAAAGGTGGGGCAGATGAATATGGTAAAACACATTATGTTGCTATTGACACCTTTAAACCTGAAGCTAAAAAGGAAGAAGCTCCTCAGCCTAATGAGGATTTACCATTTTAGTTAGACCAAACTGAATAAGTTAGGGGGGTAATTCCCCCTTTCTTTTTCTTTTTTTTATGTCGAAGTGTTAAAGTTTTTACATTTTAGTAGGTTAGTAGTATACTATATATATATCTTTATACTCTTTTCTATTTTTTAATTTTATTCAACATTCTAACATAAAAAGAAGTAGTTAATCAAGTAAACAATCAAATTCAATCAACATACCAAAATGGAAATAACAATATTTAAGGACATCAAAGATACTGCTCAACCTTTTTATAGAGATGTAAGTATAATAATAGAAAGAATAAAACAGGGAGCATCACAAGACATAGTAAGATCAATACGATCAGAATCAGATAAAGAAATAAGAAATCAATTAAAGCAATCACTACCAGCAATTTGTTTTAGTGGTAAATTTACTAAAAGAAATGACTCTTCAATCACTTTACATAGTGGGTTGATATGTTTAGACTTCGACAATTTTCCTTCAGAAAAACAAATGTTAGAGGAAAAAGAAAGACTAACTAAAGACAGATACACATATTCAGTATTCATATCTCCCAGTGGATTGGGATTGAAAGTATTGGTTAAGATACCAGCTGAAGATGAAACACATATAAAATTCTTTAATTCACTACAGGTACATTACGACAGCGAATACTTTGATAAGGCATGTAGAAATGTATCGAGAGTTTGTTATGAATCATATGATCCATTAATTTTTATTAATGAGCAGTCAAGTGTATTCAATCAAATAACAGAACAACAATACCAAGAAGTAATAAAACATAAAGATGTACAGACTATTCCTATCACTGATGAGAATAAGATTGTAGAAATCTTAATGAAGTGGTGGGAAAGAAAGTACGGATTCAAAGATGGAGAAAGAAATAATAATATATACATATTAGCTTCAGCGTTTAATGACTTTGGAGTTACTCAAACTTTAGCTGAATATGTAATGAGTCCTTTCACATCAAAAGACTTTACTTCTGGAGAACTAAAAAGAACAATCAAGTCTGCTTATGCCCAGAAACAAAACTTTGGAACTAAGTATTACGAAGATGAAGAAAGAGTTAACTCAGTAAAAGCAAAGATGAGAAGGGGATTGTCTAATAGTGAAATCAAAAACACACTGGAAGATGAGACCTCTATAGATGATGTAGTAATTGATAATGTCCTAAGGAGATTTGAGGAAGAATTAGATGAACAGAAATTCTGGAACAAAAGTGAAAAGGGTGTGGTTAAAATAATACACATGTCTTTCAAAAACTTCTTAGAAGATAATGGATTCTACAAGTTCAGCCCTGAAGGAAGTAAAAGTTATGTATTCGTTAAAGTAACCAACAACTTAATTGAACACGCAAACGAGAAAGAGATTAAAGATTTCGTTTTAGAATACTTATTGGAAGTAGATGACACCAGTATATATAATTACTTTGCAGAGTGTACAAGATATTTTAGAGAAGAGTTCTTAACTCTACTATCTTCTATCAGTGTTTACTTTATTGCTGACACAAAAGATACTGCTTACTTATATTACACAAATTGTGCAGTAAAAATTACTAAGGATGCAGTAACTCCAATAGATTATTTAGACTTAGGTGGATACGTCTGGAAAGACCATGTTATAAATAGAGTGTTTGACCTTTGCGACATCACAAGCTGTGACTTTAAAACATTTGTAAATAATATTGCTGGTAGCGATCCTCACAGAACTAAGTCAATGGAATCTACTATAGGATTTCTATTGCATGGCTGGAAAAATTTATCTTATTGCCCAGCTACAATATTGAATGATGAAATAATATCAGACAATCCAGAAGGTGGAACAGGTAAAGGACTATACATGACTGCTATCTCTCACATGAAGAAGATGGTAGTTATAGATGGTAAGTCTTTTAACTTTGAGAAATCATTTGCTTATCAATTAGTATCAGCAGATACTCAGATACTTTGTTTTGATGATGTAAAAAAGAACTTTAATTTTGAAAGACTTTTTAGTGTTGTCACTGAAGGTTTAACCTTAGAGAAGAAAAACAAGGATGCGATTAAGATTCCATTTAGTAAATCTCCAAAGGTTGCCATCACTACAAACTATGCAATAAAAGGAAAAGGAAATTCATTTGCTCGAAGAAAATGGGAGTTAGAATTAAATCAATTCTATACCAAAGAGTTTACACCACTGGTAGAGTTTGGTAAACTAATGTTTGGAGAGTGGGATGACAATGACTGGTGTCAGTTTGATAACTACATGATTACAAACCTCCAATTATATTTAGACAAAGGGCTACTGAAAAGTGATTTTATAAATCAAAAGACTCGAACCTTCGCAGCGAATACTTCTTATTCATTTATAGAATGGTGTGGAGTTATAGATGGCAAACCACATCCAAAGCTTGTAACTGACCATAGAATATATAAGAATGATTTATTCTTAGACTTTGTTGATGAATACCCAGACTATGCTCCAAAGAGTAGAGACTCAGTAAACAGAAATGAATTTGGTAAATGGCTAATGTCTTATGCAGAATTTAAACATGAGTGTAAAGCATTAGAAGGTAGAGATGGTATAGGAAGATGGATAGAGTTTGTACGAAAGTCTCACTATATCAAACAGGAATCGTTAGGTATATGATTGAGTTCAGAGAATACCAGAAAGAAATCATATCACAAGGAGTAGGAGTAATAAAAAAGTTTAAGTTTCTGTATTTAGCTATGGAAGTTAGAACAGGCAAAACTTTAACCAGCTTAGGGATTTGTGATATGATTGGAGCTAAAAAAGTTTTGTTTATTACAAAGAAGAAAGCGATCTCCAGTATTGTAAACGATTTTGAATTACTTCTACCTGAGTTTGAGTTAGAGGTTATAAACTATGAGTCTCTACACAAGGTAAAGCAAACAGGATGGGATGTAGTTATATGTGATGAAGCTCATGGCATGGGAGCATTTCCTAAACCAAGTGGAAGAACTAAAAAAGTAAACAACATCATCGCAAGATCCTTGCCTTATGTAATATTATTAAGTGGTACACCAACTCCTGAGTCATACTCACAGATGTATCATCAAGTATATTTTATACCAGGCAATCCTTTTTCTATGTACAAAAACTTTTATCAGTTTGCTAAGGAGTATGTTACAATCGTAAAGAAAAAGATAGGAGGCATGTACATCAACGATTACTCAAAGGGAACTAAAACTATTATAGAAAAATTACGACCTTACACAATTAACTTTAGTCAAAAGCAGGCAGGGTTTGTTGTAGAAACAACAGAACATGTTTTAGAGGTAGAACTAAAAGAAGAAACCTTAGCCCTTATAAGCAAGCTAAAAAAAGATTTAGTAGTAGAGGGCCAGAACGAAGTTATCCTCGCAGATACAGCTGTTAAACTTATGACTAAAGTACATCAGATGTGTAGTGGAACTATAAAGTTTGAAAGTGGTAACTCTATGGTGTTAGATTATAGCAAGGCAGAATATATAAAAGAAAGATTTAAGGGAAAAAAGATTGGAATATTTTATAAATTTAAACAGGAGCTAAGTGCTTTGAAAGAAATTTACGGAAGTGAATTATGTGTAGACCTTCCTACTTTTGACAGCACAAATAAAACCATAGCATTACAGATTGTTTCAGGTCGTGAAGGAATAAGTTTAAGAAATGCTGATGCCCTGGTGTACTACAATATAGACTTCAGTGCTACAAGTTACTGGCAGTCAAGAGATAGGATGACAACCAAAGAAAGATTAGAATCTGATGTGTATTGGATCTTCAGTAAAGGAGGAATTGAAAAGGATATTTATAAGGCAGTAATTAAGAAGAAAGATTTTACCTTAAGTCATTTTAAAAGATCTTTGTAAATTTGTATTATGGGGTTCATTAGGTTTTTAGTAGTATGGATCAGCCAAAACTTAGCTATTCCTTTTTGGGTAGTGGGCCACATACACTTATCTATTCATGACTTTCACGATGTAGTAGAAGTTGTATCGTCTCTATCTATGAACATAATAGTTTTATTAGGTTTTTTAGAGGACTATAGAAATAATGGAAATGACAGAACAACAAATACAAAGTAAAAGAATAAAGCAATTGGAGTCAGAAGGGTACTACGTTCTTAAGCTTATTAAGACTAATAAGAATGGTATCCCTGACTTGATTGCAATACCACCAGGATGCGATGTCCTTTTCTCGGAAGTGAAAAGACCAACTGGTAAACTATCAAAACTACAAGAGTATAGATTAAAAGAATTAGAAAAACATGGGTGCAGAACAGAAGTATATAAGGGAGGCTGATTATGATGTAGCTGAGGAGTTTATCGAAACGATCTCAGGTATGGACATAAGAACAGGAATTAAAATTGCAAAATTTATAGAGCAAAATTTCCCTGATGTAAAAGAGAGTGTATTAATTTCTACAGTGTTGGGAGGAATAGTCATGGATGATGACAATGAACCAATTACGTTTGCTTTAGAAATGATTAGAGATGAATCAGAATTTATTGTGCTCTCAGACTTGCAACTTATATCAATGAATGAATACCTTGACCTAATGAACTTAAATTGTAAAATTAAATTAAATGAAGGAAACTAAAATCCAAACACTAATTGAGATTATTAATGTATATCTCAATACAGACATAACAAGTAGAATTAAAACAGATCGGCTGGTAAAAGGAAGAGCTATATGTTATATGATTCTAAGACAACAATGTCACATGTCTTATACCTCTATTGGTAATGCCTTTCAAAAGAATCACGCAACTGTGTTGCATGCAATAAAAGAATTCCCCTGGATGATAAAGTCAGATAGGGATATGAATAAAAGTTACCAGGAGATCCTGGCCATATGGACTGACGAAAGTTTTGAGCCTTTCCCAATGTCGGAAGGCGAGCTAAAAAAAGAGCTTCAAGATTTGCGTAATCAAAATAAAATGTTAAATTTGTCTGTAATAAATGTTCAAGAACAGTTAACTGATTTACAAAAAACTCACAAGGATAAATGGAAACGATACAATTCCATTATAGAGCTAATTGATCGTAGACTTCCAGAACACAAATTACAAAAAGTCGAACAAAGAATAAACTCTCTTATAAATGGATTATAAATCCAATGACATAGATAAAATTTTATCATTTACATCCTGGTCAGCCAAGAAGAAAGTCGACAAATTACTCCAAATAGATTGTGAAATGTACACAAACTTAGGATCGGAGTCATCCCCCAAAGAACGAACAACAACAAAACAAATTTCAAAACGAATTTACAAAGCAATTAAAGATGTGAACCCATCCATCGGAGAATGTTTATTGAAAGCCATGGATTAATAAATGCCTACAAGAATATCAAAAGAAGACAGTCAAGCAATAACACATATTAATTATATATGTGACAGAATACATGACTTCGGAAATGACTTGTATGAGGACTTAATGGACAGGGAACATGAGGAAGCTAAAGCGAGAGCTAAGAATTTAATTAAAGAGTTAGCTGATCTAATCCAATCTATGTCTGAAGAAGTGTAGAATGGAATGGCTTACAAAGATAAAAAGGATCAGGCATTAAACTCTAAAAAACACTACGAGGCCAATAAGAAAAAGATAAAAGCCAGAAGCAAAAGTAGAAACACAACACAAAGAGATAAGAATAGAGAGTATATTAAACAACACAAAAGGGAAAATCCTTGTATTGATTGTGGAGAAAAAAATATAGTCTTATTAGAATGTGACCATGTGAGAGGGGATAAGTTCAAGTGTGTATCGGATATGGTTAAGGGAGCTTATAGCTTAGCTTCTATAAAAAAAGAGGTAGAAAAATGTGACGTTAGATGTGCTAACTGTCATAGATTAATAACTTACGAAAGACGAATGAAAGCTGAAACTAAAAAAATGTTATTGGATGCAATCCTTTTACTTAAATCTGTAGTGAAACAAACTCTGGAAATAAAAACTACCATTCAAAAGCTTCAGCAAAAATTATCAGATCACGATGAACAGACAGATAGCTAAAGAATTAGAAAAGTTCTCACTTGTAATTGCAGAAAGATTTTCTCGAACAGATAGAGACTTAAACACAAACAACGAATCGTTTAAGGTAGACGAGGTTATACCAACATCAGATCACACAGCTGTAATTAATTTTGTAAAGACTACAGGTAAAGTTGGAGTAGCATTTTGTTATTATATAGCCAGGGGTAAATCAAAAGGTTGGAAGTATTTTTTCCCAACCGACTCTCACATAAACGGATTCTCAGCTTTCTTATATTATAAATTAGAAGCTGAACGTAAAAATTATTCTAAGAATTTTTAGCCTCCGTTAGCTCTGCACATTTTTCATACTCTTCAGTGGATATAAAGTATTCAATTAAAATATCATAGACATCGTCTTGCATTTTAACGTACTTCCTTTCAGGATTGAACATAAGAGTAAGATTACATTCTTTGTCTGCAATTAAATCATCCAAAGTTTTCTTCCCCAATAAGAGATTGTAACTGTTTCGCATACAAGCATCTTCATTGAAGTCTATCATTTCCTTACCTGTCTTTGGTTACCACTTGAGTTAGCACTACTTCTGGTAGTTCTTTTATCTGATCCTCCATCACCACCATCATTAGCTGGCTGATAAGAAGGACTAATACCTAACATCTTATATAAGTTTTCCATCTCAGAAGCACGATCAACACCATCTCCTTCTCCGATATCTGCACCAAATGAATTAAACAAACCAACAGCTGGATCTATCTGTGCTCCAATTATCATTTCAAAAATAGGTTGAACTGTTTTAAAAGTGCTTTCTTGTGACATACCCTTAGATACTTTTCTAAATATACTTTTATAAGGGTTCATTACATCATCTCCAAAACCTCTTTCTCCTCTGGCTTTAGTAATCATAAGCTCAGCTGCACCACCTATTAAAGGAATCTGATACAATAAGTTTAAACCCATTGCAGCATCTTTTAGTTTTGACATTACTTCCTCTTCATCGTCATCATCACCAGCAAGCTTAAACATGTTTGATACAGCAACAAATAAGATGTTTGCTACAGCTAAATTTATAGCTAAACCTCTCACATCTTTTGCCCTTACAGCAGCAGCTTTCTTTTTAATACCTGCTTTTGATGTAGAGTCTCCTTCTTTTAAAGACTTCATTATGTTGTTAGTACTTGACATTACTTTATTCATTTGTAAAAACAATGTACTACCGAACATAGTAAAAGCTCTAACTAACTCATTACTATTTAATTGCAACATATTCTTGTCCGAGTTTCTACGAGACTGCTGAGTTGCATTGTAATTATTAAAGGCCTGCAATGCATCTGCCTTAGAC